GCCATGCGCACAGCATGGCAACTCGGCCAAACCTATTGGCGTCAGGCCGATAGCGATTTCACGTCAGATCATCGCCGGTCCGATGAAACGCAGCGCAAATACGACATGCTCGTTCAAGAGACGATAGCCTCCCTCTCGCGCTCGCAGGACGAACTCGAAAAATTGCTTCCCGGCCCGTACTACATGGACTCCCCGGATGGTGGCGATGTGACCATCATGGAGCAATTGCGACGCATGGCCGATGACGCTGCGAAATGGCGAGAACACGAGCGCTCGCAGGACGTTGCGCGGGTGGCGGAGACCGGCCCTAATGCATTCGACTGGCTCGAAACGGAAATAACGGCCGTCGATTGCTGGCATCGCGGCGATCCGAGCTACGAGCACGACGCGCACTGGATGAAAGATAAGGTGCTGAAGCTGATCGGCGATGCGCGCAAGGTATTCTCCGCCCCACAGCCGCCGCAAGCCGGGGCGAGCCGCAACGATTGGCAACATAAGGCGCTCGACCATGGGTTCCAATACTGGCGCGCATCTGATGCGCACGGCGTCGAAGCAACGAAGGCTCAAGCCGTCGAACTGCTTCAAGACTTGCTCGGGGTAGAGGTCGAGATCAATGACAACGGTTGCCAAACGTGCGACGGCAGCGGTCAAATCGGAGGGCCATCCTACTATGCGCCCGATGAAGGCGGCGTGCCGTGTCCCGATTGCGCCCCCACTGCGCCGTCTGTGCTGAGCGATGAGCAGATCGAGGACGCGAGGAGGCTTTCCCAAAAGCTACGCTTTATCCGAGACGATCATGGCTGCCACTTCGACGACTGCGAAGAAGCGGCAGACCTGCTTGCGAATATCGCCGCCGCAGCCCCCGCTGCGCCGGCTGTAGCGCCCGCAATCGCAGCAATCGAATACGCGCTGGAAGCTGACGAAGGAATAGAGTTTTTGCGCGTATGGCTGCACGGCCAGTTTGACGTGATTCGCGATGAATGGCCGGATGCTCCGCAATCTGTGTATATCGCCGCCCCCGCACCGGCCGAACCGAAGGGGGAGCAGTGCGAACCGTTGATCTGCCCGACGTGCAAGTCGGCCATCCACGGCGTCCATACCGAAGCATGCCGTAAGAAGGCCGAGCAGCAGGACGGTTACGCGCGCTCACTTCCGGCCGGCGTATCCATCAAAGCCTTTCGGGCGGCGTACACCAATCATTGGTGCATTTTCATCAAACACCCCTGGGGCCAAACGCCCGTAGCGGTCAAGCATGCGCGCGACGTGAACCTTGCGCATTTGCTGAGTACCGCGAAGCCCGAGCAGCGAGTGACGACGTTAAGCGACGAGCAGCGCAGCGCAATAGAAGCCGCTATTTTGATTAGCGAAGATATTCAGGCTGGGCGTCATGACGGCGCATTTTTGACGGATGCGTCCGTGCAGGCGCTGCGTGCCCTTATCTCCACTCGCAACGGGGGCAGCAATGAATGAGCCGTTCGATATTGACGAAGTAATGGCGCGAATCCCAACCGTCGCAAGGCTCTACTACACCGGGCTCGGCTCACGGAGGTATCGGCGCGCGAGCACCCAAAATGGACCCGGCGAGCCACTCGTGCATCGCAGCCACGTAGAACGCGAGTTGCGCCAGTTGCGCGCCCTTCTCTCCACCCTCAACGGGGGTAAGCATGCTGACTGACGATGAGATCATCCGCATTTTTCAGGAAGACGAAAACGACGATGGAAGCGACAGTGCCGCGCTGCGCATAGGCCGCGCTATCGAACGAGCCGTCCTCGCCAGCGCGAGGCAGGCGCAGGGTTATTGCGCCGAGGGCGACCGTTGCGTTTGCGGTGGTGATCTTCCGAGAGTACGTGAGGGTTGTGGCAATTGGCGCAAGCCCGAGAAAATCGCCGCCCCGACGCCCGCAGCAGCGCAGGATGCACAAGCGAAAGATGATCGGTATACCGAAGGTTACGACGATGGAATGGCGAACGCGCGAGAACTGCTCGCAGACATGCGAGTCAAGGCCGATGACCATCGCCGTTTAGTGCGCGAGCTTGACGTGCTGCTGAACGGCGAAGAAGGCGCAGCCAAACAAGCGTCACTCTGTGATGTTGTCGCACAGGTTCGTCGCGAGGGCATTCGTTCGGTTCAGCACAAGGGCGATGAGGCGCAGGACGAGCGCGGGGCTTTTGAGGTGTGGTTTATCCAAGAGTCACGGCGAGGCAAAACGATACTTGGTGCCTGGGACGGCTGGCAATCCCGCGCGGCAGCATCGCCAGTTAGCGGGGCGGCGGTTGACGCAAAACGGTATCAAATCGTCAGGCTCAACGCATATAGCTACGGCGTCAACAACCCTACACCGGAGGAATTTGACGCCAAGGTAGATGCCGCAATCGAGCGCATCGAGCGCGCGGGAGGGAAAGGATGAACGCCCATCAACGAAGGGTCGAGCGTCGTGCGGTGGCCCGGTTTCGCGAGAAATATGCACCTCTGTTCAATCGCTGGCCGCACTGGACGGAGCGTGCAGAGAAGCGCTGCCGAGCCTGCAACGGAAACGACGGCGATTTGCCGTGTGCTTACCCTGAAGGGCATCCGAACTGTTTGCGCGGCGAGCGGGCGGGAGGAAAGGCATGAACGAACGCCCGGACGCCGAAGTCCTGCGGTCCTTGTTCTCCTACGAACCCGATACTGGAATATTGCGATGGAAGACGCGCCCAGCCACGAGAAGCACCGCAATGGCCGGCGATGAAGCGGGGACAGTCAATCGACAAGGGAAATACAAAAGCCGGCGCGTAACGGTCAAGGGTCGCGTCTATGCCGTTCACAACGTTATATGGTGCATCGTAACGGGAAAGTGGCCGGTCATAGAAATAGATCACGAGGACTGCGACGGGACCAATAACCGTTGGTCGAATTTAAGGCCGGCAACGCGTCTCCAGCAGTCTCATAACCGCCCTCTGCAAACCAACAACAAGAGCGGATTCAAGGGCGTCAGATGGCGCAAGCAGGAGCGTAAATGGGTGGCTCGAATCACGGTCGAGGGGAAGAAGATGGGGCTCGGATTTTTCGACCACCCGGAAGAAGCTGCGCATGCTTACAACAAGGCTGCGGTGAAGTACTTCGGCGAGTTCGCCACGCTTAACCCTGTAGGAGGCAACTTTGCTGACTGACGACCAGTTCGACGCCTACATCCGCAAGCGCTACGGCGTCGGTATCGAGCAATGCTGCGGCAGCGTTCTTGGCGAAGACTTGCGTGACTGCTGGCGCACCGCACGCGAGGCCGCGATAGAGGAATGCGCCCAACTATGCGAGCGACGCGCGCAGAAAGTAGCGTCCGTGACTCGCCATTCTGAGGGGCACGTTCTGGCCGCCGCTATCCGCGCACTTCGGGAGGGGAAATGAGCAACGACGCATTCAAGCAGGCAATGAACGCAATGAAATTTCCACTAACGGCACCGCACCTTCGCAAGTACGCAATTGAAAACGATATGTGCCCACAATGCGCCGGGCTGCTCGATGTTGGATGGGAATGCAACGATTGCGGATTCGATGCGATGCCAGAGGCCAAAGGAGAAGGCGCATGACAACCCCCACCCAAGACCTGTGCGAGCAGTTGGAACTGGCCGCATATCATTCGCCATATTGGCGCAAGTTGTTCGGCGAATCCAAGTCGCTGATCGAGGACCAGGCCGCGCGCATCGCCGAGTTGGAATCCGGCTTGCGCGGACTAAGCGATATGTACGCGTTTGCGTGGGATTCGACGGACGGATGCCTGTGGATGAGCCCGGAGGGAACCGCTCGATATGAGTCGGCGCACAAAGAAGCGCGTCGCCTGCTCGGAGAGGAACTGATGGAGGCGGGTGAAGATGGCGAACTTGTGCCAGAACACGAAGAGTACCGCGAGCTAAAGGCCCGCATCACCTCTCTCGAAGCCAAATGCGCCCTACTGGCGGCATCGCTGGATCAATCGGAGCGTGAGGTCGAGGACTTGAAGCACGACATCGACCGGTATCAAGAGATCACGAAAGCCGAAGTCGAGCATAGCGCCTCTCTCGAAGCGCAGCTACAGCAGCGGGGCGAGCCGGTGGCGTGGCGCTCCGCTTCATTTCCGGACGGATTTACAACTCGAAAAGACGTTGCGGAGCGATGGAGGCACGAGGATGGAAGAGTGATAGAGCTTTTCGACCACCCGGCCGCCTCGGCGGCGATCGAGAATGCCTTCCGCCTCCAGTGCCAACTCGGTATCAACGTCGAATACGATGGCTCGTACGTCACGGCTTGGAAGGGCGAGGTCGAGGTGACTCGGGAATGCGCCGAGGACGATCGTGCGTCGGCGACGCGCGAGGCGATATCCGAAGTGGCGGCACGCGCCGGAAAGGAGAAATCATGAAAATGGCCCGCGCATCCGAGGCTGATATTGAAGCCTCACTCGAAATCTTGCGACACCTGGAAGCACTCGAACGGGGATTCATGCCAGAGGTTGGCGACGGCGATGAGATCGAATGGTTCGCCCCCGAAGACCCCGATGATTGTCAGCGCGCCCTTCGCGCAATCCTTGATGCATCCGCTAAGGGCAGCATATTCCGCGTCGTGTTCGGTATGGCCGTTGTGCTAGATCCGCGCAATGAACTGCTTGACCCAGGCGCCGATACGATCGAGATGCATCCGAAGATCGTCAAGGCGTTGACGGCAATGGAGACGTCGAATGCTCATCAAACCGGAGAATAAAGCCCGCTATCCGAAAAACTGGCTCGAGATCCGCGCGCGCATCCTTGCACGAGCTGAGAATCGTTGCGAGCAGTGCCGAGTCCTGAATGGCGACATGATCGTTCGCGGCATCGATAAGGACGCCGGCACGTTTCAGCGCTTCGAAGGCGACGGCGAGGTCTATGCGGCTGACGATGGTCGATTGTTGGGCCGCTGCAAAGCGTCCGAGTACTGCGGCTGCAAGTGGACGAAGGTCGTGCTTACCATCGCTCACCTCGACCACGTGCCGGAGCACGTCGACGATAGCAACCTGAAAGCACTATGCCAAAGGTGCCATCTCGCCTATGACGCTGAACACCACGCCGCCAATGCACGCGAAACACGGCGAGCGCGTAAGGCGATTGGCGATCTTTTTGCGGAGGCGTGATGAGCCTAAATCGAATCTTGGAAGAGGGAACCATCGAGGTCAACGAGCCCGACGAGTTCTCTGGTTATTGGGACGGAAACCATATCTGGGTGAAGCGCGTCAGCGATGAGGTTTGGTACATCCAAGTGCGTACGCCTAGCGGTGGATATGCTTATGACGGGTATTGGCGTCCTGAGCGCACCGTCGATCTTGCAAGAGCCATCGACGAGGCTTTCGACGGTGCGATGCTGTTTGGGGAGGAATGATGAAAGCTCTATCTATCCGACAGCCCTATGCATGGCTGATCGTCAACGGTTTCAAGGACATCGAAAATCGCACATGGCCGACGTATTTCCGTGGCCGGGTGTTGATCCATGCTGGCGTCAACTACCCAAAACGAGACTATCGTGACGATGCCGAAGACTACTCCGACGAATACGGCATCGAGTATCCGCCACGCGAGCAGATGATCGGCGGAATCGTTGGCGTCGCCACAATCACCGACTGCGTGCGCGAGAGCAAATCGAAGTGGTTCAACGGTCCGTATGGTTTCGTGTTGACCGATGCGAAGCCGTTGCCGTTTCTTGCTTGTCCTGGGAAGTTGAGTTTCTTCGATGTGCCTGACGATGTGGCCGAGACGTTGCGCGCTTTGCACGCGAAGGAGCCTGTATGACCGAACCCGGAGCAACCTGTTCCCACGGCAAAACGTGGGACGAGAAATGCAAAGAGTGCGATCTCGTGTGGAATCGCGAGATCGTCAGACGATGGGCACCCGTTGTTGAAGAGGCGCAACGGGCTATTGAGGAAGCGGAGAGGGAGAGGATAGCGTGAGGTTCTTCATATCCGGCGACGTCTGCCGCGAGGAAGTGATCGGCGAACCTGTCGAGATCGAACAAGCGCCGAACGAAGTTTTCGCCGTGCATCGCGTCCACGTAGGCGCAGATCCGCGCGGGCCGCTGTGGGCCGTCTCCCACGTCGAAACCGGAATGCGCATCGCAGGCGGCGATTCGATCGATTTCGCGATCAGGTTGGCGCGTGAGGCATTCGCCAGGAAGACGCCCGAAGAAATCGCCAAGGCGCTGCGAGATGGGCGCAAGTTGTTGCTGGCGATCAAAGCGAAGCCGGTCGGGCCGTTTGTGGCGGTCGACCTATAGCGCCCGCCGCACCGCGGCAAATCAGATCAATCCTACGGCCGCCTAGCGGCCGGTTTCTTTTGTGGGAGTGGAGATGAGCGACCTCATTCTTAGCGAGGAAGAGATTGTCGACGTTACAAAAAAACGGCGCCATAGTTCGCAGGTGCTCGTTCTGCGTATGCTCGGCATCCATCATAAAATCCGTCCCGATGGAACTGTCATCGTATCGCGCACGCACTTCGATGAGGTTATGGGACCGAAAGCATCGCGCCGCAAGGCTGTCGAGCCGGAACCCGACTGGAGCGCAGCAGCGTAGGAGGAATCGTGCCAAAGCCGCGCAAGCCAGAGAACAAGGGACTACCGAAGCGCTGGCGCAATATCAACGGGGTCTACTACTATGCCGTCCCGAGTGAATTGAAAGACTCATGGGATGGCAAGCAATTGTTCCGGCTGGGATCTACGCTGCCGGAAGCCTATCGGGTCTGGGCCGAGCGCATCGGATCAATTGACGACGCAAAGACCATCGCGCAGTTGCTCGACCGGTATTCGATGGAAGTCGTCCCAAAGAAGGAAATTACGACACAGGCCCACAATGCCATTGCCATCAAGAGGCTGCGCGCCGTGCTTGGCAAGATGCCTCTTCTGAGCATCAAGCCCCGGAGCGTCTATCAGTACATCGACAAGCGCGCAGCCAAAGTTGCGGCCAAGCGAGAGATTGAGGTTCTGTCGCATGCCTTCACGAAGGCCGTGGAGTGGGGGTATCTGGACAGGCACCCATTCAAGGGCGAGGTCAGGCTTGAGGGCGAGAAGGCGCGCACGCGCTACATCGAGGATTGGGAGATCGTCGAGTGCTTGTCGATCGAATCGAAACGGAAGAAGGGGAGTGTGCTGGCCGTCCAGTCGTACATGCGCATCAAGCTATTGACTGGCATGCGACGCGGCGATCTGCTGCGACTCACGATGTCCGACTTGCAGGACGACGGCATCCATGTCCAGCCAGGGAAGACCGAGCACACTACCGGCAAGCGCCTGATCTACGAATGGTCGGACGAACTAAAGGATGCCGTCGCGATGGCAAAAAACGCGCGCCCCGTGCCGCTGTCGCCTTTCCTGTTCTGCAACCGACTAGGGGAGTGCTATTTCAATGAGATGACTGGACGGGCCGGGGGATGGGATACGATGTGGAAGAACTTCATGACCCGCGTGAAGAAGGAAACCAAGGTCACGGAGCACTTCACGGAGCACGACTTGCGGGCGAAGTGTGCGAGCGACGCCGAGACGCTCGAGCACGCCAAGGCGCTACTTTCGCACGCAGACGGGAAGACGACGGAGCGCATCTACCGGCGCAAACCGGAGCGCGTGAAGCCGCTCAGATAGGTCGGAAACCATACCATAGGCCGATGGCCCTGGTTTAAGAATCAAGGGCTTAGCGCATCATCTATCTTTGATGAATGGTATAGTTCGAAGACGCAACTGATTGATTTTTCGAAGGAAAGGGTGGTTGTGCGGATTGGTTAATCGCCTATCGGGGGTTCGAATCCCCCTCTCTCCGCCACCTTGCCCAGTAAGACTCTTAACGACTTCGCAATGAGTCGAGTATACCAATCAGCGAAGGTATACCATTCAGAGAGCCGCCTTTTCCTTCGATTGATCGTTTTGACGATGCCCGACGAGCCCCGCTCTCGGGATGGCGTCCACGCGCGAAGGAGGGAATTTTGACAGACAGGGAATTGCTGGAAGCGGCGGCGATGGCAGCAGGGATCGAGATTGAGCGCGATGGCGATGCGGTTTTCTTCTATAACGAATTCCGAGACGTCTGGGTGCCCCTTGTAGATGATGGCGATGCGCTGAGGTTGGCCGTAAAAATGAAGATGGATGTGACTATCGGCCAATCAGTCAAAGTCGTTTGCTCAACCAATGAGCACGGGGCCGCACGTATCGTGTTGCCGCTTGGCGATGATGAGAACGCCGCCACGCGCCGAGCGATCGTAAAGGTTGCTGCCGCTATTGGCGAGAAGATGGGAGACGCGCTACCTAGGTAGGCGAGGGAGGGGTAATTGTGGAAATGACACCCGAGAAATGGCAGAAAGCGGCAGAGCGAACGCCAATTACTCGCCTTCGATCCGAAACACCGAAGGATGGGTACTATTGGGATGTGCTGTGGCAGACGTATATGGAAGGTGATGCGCTGTTGCGTGAGCGGTTCAGAAAACAGACCAGCGCTTGGGTGATGAGTGTTTGACGCGCCGCAATAGCGGGCAAAGAGTCGCAGCAGACAAGCTCTAGGCTGTATCTGCCGGATACAGGGAATGGGCTGTGAGGAAGCGGAGGGATGGATGTTTCAAATAACTTGGCTCGACCCGCGCCAAACCGTGGCGGTCGAAAGTGGGCTCGGCCTTGACGCGATCGGATCGATACGAGGCGTTGATCTTCCGCGCGATGGGTCTGAATCTGACGCCGACTATCGCGGACGATTGATGGTCAGGCTATGTTGCCCACTAGGATCGGACCTTGATCCGCCAGTTAAGTATCCGATATAGGCTAGAGGAAATTAATATGGACTTGGGAAATTGCTCAATATGCAATGCAAAGTTAGACCCGAACGATGAAGATGGTTTTTTATGTACGGAAATAACAATGAGGAACGGGCGATCCGATGAGTATCATTATGCTCACAAGCGATGCTGGCTTGAGAGTGGCCGAAATATTCTTCGGCCCCATGGGGTTATTGATCTAGGTCGAAACCACGTCCGCGATGCGGTAGATGCTAATCGATAGGAGGGGCGATGCAATTGCCAATATGCGCAGTCTGCAAGCGGCCGGTCACAAGGCTTACTGCGTGGCATGGAGCAGCTGAAGGGTCAATGGTCTATGTTGCAGAATGCCACGGAGCAAAACAATGCGTCGAGCTTACCGCAAGACAAATGGAGGGCGCCGGCCCGCACGGCATCGTATTCGGCAAAGCATTCTCGGAAGAGGCTAGACAGTTGCCCCCTCCATAGCAGCCAAAGCCGAAACAACGCGGCCGATTTCATGATCGATCACGTTGACGATGGGCAGCGCAGGTTTCCCGATGCGAATCAGCGTCGCGGCGTGTCGCCAGTCCAAAGGCAGAGTAGGAACGAGATCCAGTCCATTCCGATACAGGCGCACGTCGACATGCCGCAGCGTCACGCGCGCGCTCATGTCCGGGCTAACCCTGGGCGGTTCGAAGCCATACACGGCGACGGGCGGGTTGCCGGAAATGGTCGTGTCGAGGGCGGCTGCAATGGCGAGCGCCCCGCCGAGGCTGTGGCCGACGAACGTCACTGGCTGACCGTCAATCTCCGCTAGAACGTCCGTCGAAATCGCCTGCCAGGCCCGCCAGAATCCGGCGTGGAATTTCCCCGCGCCCGGGACGTCGACCGTCTCAACGTCGAAATCCGTGATCCAGCTATCGGCGTTATCCGAGCCGCGGAAGGCGATGACGAGGCCACCCGCCGTCTGCCGCACGATGGCGCGAGAAGCGCTGTCAATTTCGCCGATGTCGGGGACGGCGGAATACGCTTCTTGGGCCAGCAGCGCGTAGGCATGCGGCGTCATGCTCGCAACCCCGGACCTAACAGCGCTTGCGTCCGAGATTGCGGTCATGGCTCGATCTCCGGCAGATCGACCGTTTGGCCGGCTAGGGCGTGCGTGCAATCAGGAAGGAATTCGATGCGCCCGTCCGTGATGAAACTATGGCAGACGCACTCTTTGCGCTCCGGCCCCCATGGGTAGGTGACAAGCACGGACGGCCGGAACGTCGGTTTATCCATGCTTGAATTCCACGTCCAAACGGGGACGTTGGCACCCTGACCGCTTTCGAGATAAACGGCATGCAGCATATCGCAGCCAGGGCATTCGAACAGCATTGAGCGCGTACCGCTGTCGTGCTTCTGCTCTTCGATCTTCATCACGCGCTCGCGCCCGTAGCAACCGCTGCCGGCTGCGCCGCGTTGTACTGCGCCACAGCCGTATTCAGAGCCGTTTGCAGGGCAATCACGCCGATGGCGATAAGCGTCTTGTCGTCGGTCGACAGCGAGGATGCGTTGACGAGCTTCAGTGCGGCAGGAATGGCCGTGTTGGCGAAGTCCGAAACGCTCTTGACGCTCACCGTGTCGTGGACGGCGCAGAATGCATTCGCATCGGCATACACCTTGTCGACGATGGCCGCTTGGTCGGGCGTGAGGCCGGGTTCAAGCGACTTGATCGAATCAAGCGATGGCTTTGCCGCGGTACACGCGATCGAGACTTGCGAATGCACCGTGGCGAGCAGTTGCGCGGGCGATTGGTTGGCAACAGGGGCCGAATTGCACGCGGCGAGAGAGAACGCGACGAGACCCGCCGCAAGCAGCGTAAGAGCTTTCATTTGAGAACCTCAGGGTTTCAGAGAGAATTTCGCCGCGGCGTTCGCCGTAGCGGTGACTGCTCCGGCGATGGCCGAGACAGCGGCGGTGTTGGCTTGGATGGGAACGGTTGCGCCCACGCCTTGCTCGTTGAAATGAACCGTGATTGCACCGCCCGGTTGCATCGCGAGGTCGAACGTCACGGCAGACACGTCTTTGCCGCTGAATGCCTCGGCGCGGCAGCAGACCATGCGCTGCGCTCCAGCGTCATAGAACGGCGATACGGTGTAGTGAGCGGTTCCAGCACACGCGCTCAAGCTGAGACATAGCACGGCCAGGGCGGATCTCATTGGGCGGGCGTGGTGGCTTGCTTGGCCCCGACGCGCGAGGCGACGACATTCGCAAGCCAGTGAGCGCCCGACACGATGCCGACAGCAATAGATACCTGCGCGTCGCCGTCGAGATCGATGTGGTAATGCTTGACGATGGCAGCGAGGACCGACAGGACAGCAGCCGTTACCGCGCCGGCCGCACCGGTTTGAGCGGGAGAGAGTTTGTTCATGTGTTACTCCTTGTCGGCCATCGGCCGTTGAGAAATCTTCGCGTTCCAGGTGGACGCATCCGAGCCGACGTCTGGATTGAAACTGCGGAAGTTGAGCAGATGCCCGAATACCAAGTGGCAGTTGTGGCCCGGAGCCTCGCAGAGCGTGATCAAATTCGATTCTTCAAGCTCCAACTCGGGATGGAGATGGAAAGGCCGGCGATGGTGAACCTGCAACTTGACTTTGCCGCCGCAGACAGCGCACGTCGGAAACTTCTCAAGATGCGCTTTGCGAACTGTCGACCAATGCGGCGAGCGCGCAGCACCGAGCGGATGCTTGCCTTGGGCAGCATCGATAAGATGGCGAACGATGGGCATAAAAAAAGCCGCTCTAGGCGGCTGTCTTGGGTGGATCGGGTTGTGGCGGGGGGGTTCTGTCGTTCTTGCTCGCGCTGCATCGCCTCTTTGAAGCATTCGGCGCATGCGCATTCGTACGGCAGGCCGTGAGGGCATGTGAGCATTCGCGCTCCAGTATTTATTCGCTATGCAGATAAACGGGGAATATCGGTGTTGCGGATATCAAGTCTTGAGGAACAGCGCCCTCTCTGCGGCGCGACGACGGACGAGTCCCTGCATTACCTTCCCGTTCGCCTTATTCCACTTTGGAAATTCATTCGCCGCGCCGCTCACATCGCCCTGATTCAGCAATCGCAGCAGCGTCGACGAGCGGAAGTTGCCGGCGCCAACGTTGAACGTGAAATCCGCGAGAGCATCGAATTGGTTTTGCGTGATCTCGACATGCACGAGGCCATTGACCGCTTGCGCGGCACGAGCAAGATCAGTCTCAAGCCGAGCGTCAGCTTGTGCCTGCGTCCAGACGGTTCCCTTGTGGATGTCTTGGCCTGTTGCGCCCCAGCCGCACGTCCAAGGCTCCGCTCCCGTAGCTGGGTCGGGATAGGCTGTTAGCCTGCATTCCTCGAAGCTCTTCGTAAGAACGATTCCGTTGGCTGAGACTTGCACGGTCATTTACCCCAAAAATGGTGCCCCAGAGCCCCGAGCACAGCCCCTACAGCCGCACCGATCGATGTCAACGTAAAGAGCGCTCCCTTGCCGCGATTCGCGAGTGCGAGTAACGACTGGATCTCCGTTCGCATCTGCGATATTTCAGTTCGCATCTCCGCGCTCTGCTGGTCTTGTTGGTCAAGGCGCGCGAGTACGCGGCCAAATTCGATCGGGTCGATTTGGTTCATGCAGGGGGATTCCGTTGGGAATGAAAAACCGCCCGAAGGCGGATGAAATTAAGCTTGACATAAGCCCCATTGGGGCTGATACTTCCAATCACAGGGCGGCCATTCGGCATCCCGTCATCTCCGAAAGGAAGAATCATGAGCGACTTTTTTCGCGCTTCTGCGCGTCACTGTGGACGACCCCATGCGATACAAGGCTCCGACGACGGAGGATCTAGCCCGCCTAAAAGCACGGCTCGGATATACCGGTTCCCAGATGGCAGACTTGTTCGGCGTATCGGACGACAAGCAGTTTCGGAAGTACACGGGCGGCAAGGAGCCGCGGAAGATGAGCGCTCAGATGTTCTTCTTTGCGATGGCGCGACTCGTGTTGAAGCAGAAGGACATCGAGGCCGTGATCGAACGCATGCGGCAAGAGGGCGCTACTATCGATTTGCAAGCTTCGTCAGATCCACTCGAGGATGGCGAGCAGCAGTAGTAGCCGCGCTTACTGGCTGCATTCTTTCGGCGTGTGGAGGCGGCGGTGGCGGATCGACTACCGCTACTTCGAACGCGGCGATTCAAAAAACACCGTATGTTATTGCGCTTAGCGGTGACTCGATCGACAAAGGATGTTCCATGCCGATCAATCCAAGTTGCAGTGACGCGTGGGCATTCACCCCGGCTTCGCTGCTGCAATCTGATTTCGATCTACACCCGGAAGTCGGACCAGTAATCGTCGTTGCGAAGGCCGTGCCCGGCAGCACATTCGATGACATCGTGAACGGAACCGGACCAGCTACACAAACGCTCGCCTCTATGCTTGCAAGCGTGAGGCCAAATATGGTCATTTCCGATTCGGGCGTAAATGACCGATACGTGGAAGGAGAGAGTCCAGCTCAGTACGCTAGTTCGGAGCTGGGCTTTGTGAGCGCCGCTCGTGCGGGCAATGCGCTGCCAGTCATGATCGAACCTACGCCGATATGCCGCAGCGATGCGAACAATGAAATATGGTCGCAGTTCGTAAGCACAGAAAATACGATCGCCCAGGCCAATGCATACCCAGTGCTCAAGCTCGCATCAGCATGGATAGCGGATCAAAATTGGTGCGACGACTACATGAGTTCCGATTTCGTTCATCCCAGTGCTGCGGGCTATGCGTTCCGCGAAACGCAAATTTTCCCGCAATTACTCGCCATCGTTAGGCAACAGAAAGGCCTCTAGCCAACGGTCATCCCATTCGATGACGAATGGCGCGGCGACGCGGTGATGGGCTATACTACGCCCGCGAAAAACCAACTACCTGAAAAGGACATCGGATACGTCATGACCGAACCTCTGATTTCTATCGTGCTCCCCAGTTCTGGAAAATACAAAAACCTTAGCCGATGCCTTCAATCATTAGTTAATAACGCGCCGGAAGGACTTCTTGCAGGCGCCGAACTGGTTGTGTTCCTAAATGAGGACCCCAGTTCGCCCATAGATTATGTTCGTATCGAAGACTACTTGAATCGAATAAAAGACGTTTTCGGGTCGTTCAAGCTCGTCCGATCATCAAGATTCGAGCTAACCGCAGAGCAATCAGCCTACGCCGCGTCCGAACATGCAACTGGCAAATTTATTTGGCTCGTTGGTGACAAGCGCATTTTTCTTCCGGAAGGTCTTCAGGCTCTCTCTGGGTGGCTCAGCAACCCGACCAGTCCTGCTGCTTATTTCAACTCTGTTTGGGTATCGTCACACGGCTTGACGAACAACTATGTTTCGACTCATTTCGTATCCCCGAACCCCGTCTTACCTTATAAGCAGTTCGTGATGCGAAACGGCGTCAACTACATGGCAACAAACATGGGAGCTTGGGTCTTCGAGCGGAGATGCCTCGATCGGGACGTGTGGGGGCAGATCATTTCAAACTGTGGCCCTCACTTCTCTCATGTCGCCACCACTCTTGCAGTTTTGACCAATGAGCCGCTTCAATGCTTTTCCGCATTCCTGTGTCAGATGGAGAGCAAAGCGTATCATACCGGCGACGATACGGAATGGGTTAGATACTCCAAGCTAAGCAAGACATATCGCTACTACGCGTGGACACTCGGCCTTGTTAGGCAATTCAATTTTCTTATTGATCGAGGAGTTTACACGACTGACGACGTTCGTCGATCGATGTGCTCTGAGGGCATATTGCTTAAACGACAGGTGGATGAGATATACACCCATGTAGCGGCTCAACTTCGAAATGGTTGGTTCGACAGATCGCAGCGCATGTCGTCTTCTGAATTCAGCGAAATTTACAATTTCCTGTGCCGATGCTGCCCAGAGAAAATCATAACAAATGATCTGCTTCTTGATATATTCGACGGATACGATAAATTATCAGATAAAGAATTTTCGCGAATAATATCGATCGCATACGATTCATTTGGTGTTGATGTTTCGGCTACGCGACTCGGGTCGCTTATCGTTGGGCAGGTTGGAGATAAGTTCATTAGACTTCACCCTGCTGGATACATCATTTCTGCGGTGACGGATAATGAAGATTTTGTTCTGGCATACAAACTGGTCGAGGCACCTAAAGATGCGAAAGCGTGGAGCATTGTAAGCTCACTCGACGCGCCATTATTCCCTGCAAACATCAACAGGATAAAATTTGGCGACATAATACCGAAAACCAATTCTTCTCCGAAAGGATCTAACTTTGTGAGAGACCTAACTCGAAAGTGGGTGGTTATGTTCTACCGGAGAAGATTGGCCTATCATGTGGTCGCTATGCTGCCCCCAAAGGCTAAGAGAGCGCTTCGCGCTCTCTTGATGTGATTAGTTAGTTCATTCTAATAACTGTGACCTTAAATGTCACGCTTGAGCCGAAATTGTTGTAAACGTTAAATGTGCTCGACCCGCTGTTATAAGCCACGGAAAAATGCCCCGAAGCCGGGCTAGTTGTCGAAGCGACGAATGTCCCGGCGACATTGCCGAAGAATGAGCAAGCAGAGTTCCCGCATGCATACATGGCGATATCGCCGCCAGTGGCGTATGCGCCAATGAATATAAGGTATTCGGCGAACGCTCCGTTCGCCCCCGTGATGGCAGCGTTTGAGGCGTTTGCCGCCGTGATGCCGGTCTGTGCAGAAGTATCCAATTGAGGCACGGTGGCGGGAGAGACGTTAGTCAAGAATCCCCCGCCCAGCAACCTCATACTATTGTTGAAAATGTTGGTTTGCGCGAACACCCCGGAAGACAGGAGCATCGCGAAGATAAACAGAGCGACTTTCTTTAGCATGCTGATCTCCAATCAATACGGAGCGATCGCCGGATAGCAGGTGGGTGAAATTGTGCTTGCAACGAAGTCCGTGTTGAACGCGCCTTGTCCTTCGGGAAGGTTGGGGCCCAATGTGCATCCAGACACGGCCGAACCCACGTTTAATGCTTGAGTGCCGGAGACATTGGCGAACATGAGATTATGAGAAATATCCAAATTCAACCCAATTTGAGCATTCACTAGCAAATTTGAACCGGATGTGTAGCCACCCAAATCGTTTCCCGTAATGTGAATGTTCCTCAACCATTGGATGTTACTGGGAGACGGTGTGATGTTGATAACCCCACCGTTTGACTGAGATGTCGGAAACTTGATTTCATTGTCCTGAATCATCAGGTCTTCGAATGAGTCTAGAGTGTTGCTGCCAGCCCATCCAATCTTAATGGCCGTTCCTGCAAACAGTTCCATCGAGTTCCCTTGAACGAAGAAGTCGCCTGATTGCGTCGGAAGTCCCGTCCCATCCAGGTTGGGAAAAAAGAAATTTACCGGGAGATCAACGTTCACGAACTTGTTATGTTGGATGTATGCCCCTCCAACACATTGTGCCAAAACACCCGTCTGCGCTGCTCCGGTAATACCAACGAAATAATTGTCGTGGACCTTGTACTCTCCACCATTGCAGTTGGCCGTGTTATTTGCCTCGAGATCGATGTAGATTGCGTTGGTGATATTTTGAGCACCGAAAACGTTGCTGTAAATTTCGATTCCTGCCGACCCGCCTGTTTCAATGCTGATGCCAGACGCGCCGATGTTCATATTGTGAACCTTCGACCACTGATTCATCGTCGTGCTGGGCGAGAAGTTTATGAGCTTCTGTGTGGTCGTCCCCGATGACACCGAACTCACGAGTTCGAAGTCGTGAATGTCAACGGCCAACGTCGTGTTGACCGTGATACATGATGCCGTCGTCGAACACGTCAAAAAGGTCTGATTGCGACTTGCCCCATACCAGCGAAGCGCACCTGATATCGTCAGATTCCCCGAAACGGACCCATTGCCGAGCATCTTTAAATCGGCGCCAGCAGCTACCGCTGCGTTTATCGCCGCCTGAAGCCCGGCCGTGTTGTCGCCGGCTACCAGCGTATAGACAACCGGCGTTACGGATTGAAATGACGGGTATGCGCTCGCGCCGTTGGACATAAGAACCGTGCCTGCGGCACCCGGCGAGACAGTCGAGACAGCGCTCGTCCCGCTTCCAGTCATGACGGAGTATTGCGGAATCGTAGTTAGACCTGTCCCGCCGCCGCTTGCCCCAAGAGTCCCGTATGCCGGATCAGCACTCGCGCCGCCGGAAAGCAGGGGTTGGCCAGCAGTCCCCGCTGCAGTCCATGCAAATGGCGTCCCATTTCCCTCGCCGATCGTTACGCCATGCGCCGTGGATCCATTAACCGTCAATCCGTTAAAGGTCGGCGTATCCGTCGTGCCGAGATTGAATGTATGGGCCGTCAGCGTTTGGCACGTGAACCCTGTTGCGCTCGTCCAATTGAGCGCATATCCGTTCGCCGAGCACGACGGCATCGCAAAGGCGGTTGGCGAGGCCGTAGCGCCTGTCGCGTTCGCCACGACTGTATTGGCGGCTTGCGTCGCAAGGCTCGTCAACGGCACCCCGCCCGTATTTGTCAGCGTGCCAAGGACGGTCAGATTCTGAAACGTCGGCGAAGGATAGCTTTGGGCGAGCGCCGCCAGCGGCAACCAAAGGGCCGCGATCAGGATTTTTTTGAGCATGGTCAGGAGATCGAAACTACGCCGTTGTCGTTCCACAGCACGCCAGCAAGCGCGGGCTTCGTGGTCGAGAGAGTGGCCGCCCAGGCGGTGCCACCGATGATCGTCGAGAGTTCGGAGAGCGGCATCGTGCACTCGGCGAGTTGACCGTTTTGCATCTGGCCTATCGTCACGAGTTCTGTGCCGTCCAATTGCCGCGGTAGTCCGTGGATTTTCATTATGCGTATTCCCATATTTCGACATAACCTTGCTTTCCGGCGTATCCTGGGATTGCTGCACTATTGAATCCATTGGTGGTGCCTCCACCGCCAGATCCGTATCGTTGACCCATTGCCGCCGGCTGAGTACCACCACCACCCATACCGCTAATTCCTAGGCCGCCAGAACCCTGAGCAAATGAGTAAGAAAGATCACCGCCGCCGCCGTTATCATTGAGAATGTTTCCGCCAGACGCAGTAGCTATTCCCGATGCACCCGCAACAGCAGACAGATTGGATGCAGCGCTTGCACCACCACCAAAGCCACCGCCAGCAGTTGCTCCCATAAATGTTGACGCGCCGCCATTCCCACCATTACCTCCGGATGTTCCAGCCAATCCACCGGCACCTACCGTAACAGTTTGTCCAGAAAATCCACTGGTAATCAGCGTTTCACAATAAGCCCCCTCTCCTCCTGGCCCTCCAGCAGATACTTGGTTGGCGCCGGTCGCGACGCTTCCGGCGCTTCCCCCCCCACCTCCTTTTAATTTCGCGACGACGCGGGTTACTAATGAAGATGATGGGTCATAAGTACCATTAACCAAAAATGTTTGAATGCTCAGGAGTCGGCCAATAGCCTGCGGGTTTTGCATGAAATTAGCCATCTGGCCCGCAGTCGGGGGACTATAAGCGAGATCACCCGTTGTCCACGACAATGCGGCAGTTCCTTCTTGCCCTCGCAATAATCCGCTCAAGGTTGCCCCGGAAATCGAGGTCGCATAGATGATCTCGAAATTTTGGCGGGTTGCAATATCATTGAGCGTGATAACTAACGCCTGACCGGACGGGATTGATGTCGGCAAGTTGGCCGAACTCGAAAGCGTTAGGGATGTCGAGGAAGACGAAATACCCCCCGCCAACGTCGTTGAGACGTTGTTCGCAAACATGAAAATTGTCATGGGTCTCTAGGCGATCGAGATCACGCCGCCGTTGTTCCAGAGTTGACCTGTCCCTATACCGGGATTTGACAGGGGGAGATTCCCACCTCCTAGCGCAAGCAATTGCGCTGGAAAGGTGTATTGAAAATAGAGCGCCGGGGCCGAGGGGTCAGGTGTGTGCCCTGGAACCACCGATATAACCCCGCCGTTCCACCACACGGACCCTGCCGCCAAACCAATCGAGCTTGTCGGATATGTGAGCGCATAAGGCAGATAAAGCACGCCCCCATCGTTGATGAAGCTATCGGTGATGAAGTTGATCGTGTACTGGAATGGGAACTGAAGAACCGAATTTGCATAACACTCTTTCAGTGCCTCGAAAGCCGTGCTGTCATATGTCGTTACGGTGAAAACACTTCCCGAGACAGTGATCGACGGCGGATCGTTCAAAACCGGCCAATCACCGCCGTTAGCGCCATTAATGAATCGATTGATGCGATTTTTGAGCCATTGCATGCAGAACTGCTGCCCATCGCCGCGATATAGATGCCATGTCATCACCCGCTTATAAATGTCATCGTTTGCGATGGCCGCCGTCTGCGTTGACGAGTAAAACTGCCCGTTGTAACTGATGGTATCGTATGGGTTAGCGTTGTAGCCGGCCTGTCTCAGCGTTGATGAAGATGAAAGAACCGGACGCTTGATCCCATAAATACCTTGCCCGATCCAGTCAAGCAGTGGGCCATTGATGAAAGGGGACGTGTAAAGCCCAAGCGGCGATTGGTTGAACCAGTCAAGATACCCTTGTGTCAGCGAGTTATATGCATCGACAAATGCCTGTAGATTCGAATCGTCCGAATATTCGGCAAACAGATAACTCGGGATCGTCTGCTGGATCGGCGTGACAGCGAAAGATTCGATTTGCATGCATCATCCTTGCGTCACTGTTACGCCTGTGCTTGAGCACAAAAAGTAGCTTTCCGGGTCCGATGCGATGATGTTTGTTCCCGCCGAAGGGCTGACCGACACACCATTTATCGTTACCGCGAATTGCAAAGTCGTAATGTTCTGCGCATCGATGATTGATGCGACGGCCTGCTGGAACGTGCTGATCATCACGTCGATATTGATCGGTTGACCCGCATAGATCGAATTGAGATATGCCTGAATCTGCGGTGCGGCTAGTTGTGCTACAGAGGTTCCAGCAGTGAAACTCGGGAGCGTCGTATTCCACGTCACCGAGACCGTAACGACTTGGGCAGGCGGATTCACGTACGGGATCGTGTACGTGTTCGGATTTTGGAACAGCGAAACGCTCACGTTCCGCGGATTCGGCGAAAACGTCGCGCCGCTCGTGTAGGTACCAAACCCGCTGCCGTTGGTTGTCGTCGTGATTGACGTTCCAGATACCGAGGCGACGGTGTAGGTCAGATTGAACGCGCTGGGCGTTGCTCCTGTCACCGTGAATGTCGATCCAACAGCGAAACTGCTTGCGAGATTTGTGGTGACAACAACCGGGTTTGCATTGGTCATGCCAGTAATGACCATTTGCGAGCCCTTTAGCGTGGCAATATCGCCAACGCCTTGCAATATAGCGTTTGCCACTTCGTACGAGTCGCCACCGCCGCAGATGATCTGCCAACCGCCCGATACTTGGTTGATCGATACGAGTCGCTCTTGAACGCCCGTCACCTTGCCTAGCAGAGTTTTCAGATAAGCTGGCGTGCCAATGGATGCGACGATCCCGGCCTGAAGCACTCGAGCGCGGTAATCTTGCGGACTCTCCGTTGACGTCGCGGGCGTTCCTGCCTGCGGATTCGTGACCGTGATGGTGTACGCGCTCGGGACCGAGGTGACGAGTTGCGTTACCGTGGAGGCCGGAATGGCGAACGTTCCGCTATTCGTAGCAACGGCATAGAGCAGCGTTGTCGTGCCACTCGCCGGAATCACCCCGCCATCTTGAAGCGAATACTGATTGGTGCCATCGCCAACTAGAAACCCTCTCGGCAGGACGTAGCCAGCTGGGCCGGTGAATTGGACATAAACGCTCCCGTTCGCTCCCACACCTTGTGGGATGCCAAACTGGCCGCCAAGTTGCGACAGGATGAAGGCATTCGCACCATATGGCGTAACCGAATTGATCGCCTCGACACGGGCCTGATCAATCGCCGCCAGCGCCGCAACGTCGGTCCCACTGATATCATCGATCAACCCAGCAGGAAGAACGGTATATCCTGGCTGCTGCGTTGCAACGTAGTTGATGAGTGCCGCATAGAGCGTGGAGACGGGCGTCGGCGTAGGACCGGCAAGCGTCATCACCAACGGAATAGACGTCGGGCTGATAGTGCTCATGTGGCGATTGTTTGGTTGATCACGGCCCCGCTATGGCACACGGCTGTGACGTTGTAGACTGGCGGGTACTGGTTCGGAACCTTGACTATCGCGAGCGAGGCGAATTTCGGCGCAAAATACTGCTGGATGTTCGACACGTAGTAGCTCGGCATGACCTGCGTCATGATCGTTTGATACTGCGGAATACCGAGGTTTGCGTAGAAGGGCGACTCACCAAGATTCAGCTTTAGGGCTTGAACTAGTGTGGTCAACCACACGTTATCGTCGTAGCCGTTTTCATCCGTCGTAATCTCGACCCATTGATATGTGCCATCTAGGTTGTAAGTTCGGCCCCAAGTTCGCATTTGCTACCTTCTATGTCTGAGCAGTCGCCTAACTTTTTCACGCACGAATCCCTATCTCGCTTGTCGCGTGATTATTTAGTGCTCGTGCTCTTCGTGCGGAGTCGGTCCGAGGCGTTTTCGTGGGCGCTCGACGTGGCGAAGCGCGCACCACTATTCGAAGCGCGCGATCTCAAGTCGATAAAAGTCCATATCGCCGGATTCTTGGCAACGGCCGATGGAGCCATGCAGGCAATGGATTTGATCCACTACGTCCGTGGATGGAGAGGGACGCATTTCTACGCTCAAGGCCGAATGATCATTGGCGAGATGGAGCCCGCGTTTCACTTGGAGGCTGTTCTCAAGTGCTTCGCCGATTCGTGCGCCGCTCGAGACTTCCGGGCGCATTGCTATCGGCTCCTCGACGACCCGTTTCGTCCGCTTTCACCTTACAGGCCATTTGATCATGTCGCACCGTATTTCCGGCACTTCGAAGCTGCGGCCGAGGATGGAACGTACGTTTTCCCGTGCGCCCACATGATCAAATGGTTTCGCGCTCAACGAGATCATCCGGCATCCATACCGGACCAAATTCAAGCGGAAGGAGTCGACAAAATGTGCGACGTCTGTCCGCGATTTGATCCTGATGATTTCGGCGTGACCTCGATTAAACGGCGCCGCTAGTTGATCGGCGGATCGGTTTGAGTCTTTGTGCCACCGCCAGGGAAGTACCCGTGCGTATGCAGTTCGTAGCTCTCTCCGTTGATCATCAAACCCGATGCTCCGAACGTTATCGTCTGCGTGCCGAATGTCATGGTGATGCCCGATACATTCACGACGAGCGAGGATGTTGACCCATAGGAAAGGGCGACCTCTGCGCCGTTGACAACGATAGTGTTCGATCCAAACGTAACGGTCGTCCCACTCGTATTCGTCACGACCTGAGACGTTGTGCCAGTCGTGGTGCGGCTGATGACTCCATTCGGCCCTTGCACCTGCGCTGCGTTTTGGTCGATTGGCGGAGAACTCTTGCGGCTGACCGGGACAAAGGCGAGCGTAGACAGATTGCCGCGGCGAGTCATTGTTGCCGTGCCGCCACCAATTTCCGATACCCCGCCAAGATACACGTCGGCAGGTACGGTCATCCCCTTGTCGCCCACCTGGGTCGGATCTCTCAGCCAAGGGCTTTCGAGCTTCGGAATCGTGATGTTCGGAAGTGATTGCGGAGAGTTCTGGACATCGAACGCGACCGTCACAATCGA